CCATCTGCCCCTTGTTACATTTAACAAAATAATATTAGGTCCTGAGTCATAGTCCTTGTGAAAAACTCCCCAAGTAGTGATTACAGAGTAATCCGCAGTCTCTTTTTTACTATAAGCCGTATCATAACTTTGAATAATATAGTTAACCAAAGGAGGATCTTCTGGCTCCCACTTTCTCCACCACTCTCGTTTTAATATCGCACCATCGTCATTAGTCGGTTGTTGTTGCCACTGTGCTTGCCACTTTTGAGCAGACAAAGAAGCCTTTACTCCTTCTAACTCTTCAAGCTTCCAAAAACTCTCCCAAAGAGGTTTGCCACTAGGCATGATCGCAGGAAACTCAATCACCTCCCACCTATCCGCATTATGACTCGTTTGAGAACGAACTAAGCGTGAAGTCAAGTCTTTCGTGTTCCACCGAGTCATCACAACCACTATCGCTCCACCAGGTTGTAGTCGTTGACGGGGACCTGAACTATACCACTCCCACGCATTTTCCATGGCAAGCTCTGACAAAGCATCTTGCTCTGAATGCGGATCGTCAATAATCAATAAATCCGCACCTCGACCCGTCATCGCACCACCAACACCTACAGCAAAGTATTCTCCTCCGTGATCCGTGTCCCACCGTCCAGCAGCCTTTGAATCTGCACGCAATGCAACATCAGGAAATAATTGCCTATAAGACTCGTTGTCCATAAGATTTCTAACCTTACGACCAAACCTTACCGCTAACTCTCCCGTGTGGGTTGCTTGAATGATCTTGGTGCTCGGCTTATGTCCCATGGCAAAAGCAGGAAGAAGGTAACTCGCAAATTCAGATTTCGTATGCCTAGGGGGCATATTTATAATTAAGCGTTTTAAAGTACCGTTTATTATTTTATTAAAAGCCTCTGCCATTATCTTATGGTGCGATCCAATAATTGCGTCTGTCCAAACATAATTACAAAAGGACAAAAAATCCTTTCGAGCTTTATCCTGCAAATTAATCTGCATAAGCCTGTACTCAAGCTTTAAACGCTCTTCTTCTACATCAGGGGGCGGTTGTAGTATCTGCAATAGGTGCCTCAAGTATTTTTTTAGGTTTCACAGATGTTTCACATGAAACATCTTTAGCTTCTACATCCAGTATTTCCTGGGGAGCAGGTCCGTAAATCTTTTTTATTTCTTCAAGCTTCATCACCACTTCGTCTTTGGACATCCCGTCAATGGTTCCATATCGCACTTCTTTTTTATCAATGTAAATTGTTCCCAGAGCTTGACCCCTGCGATACTCTGCTTGGACAGCGGCTCCAAAAGCACCCGCCTCTAATGCCGCATCACGGATCGTTTGCATATCTCTCATGTGCCGATCAAAACTTGTACCGTATTTTTGTGAAAGCTCCGCACGATACGACTGAATAGCAGCAACAACATGAGGAGCAAGTTCAGGGTTAGTTAACTTCCAAGCCGTGGTTTTTGCTGCTTTGGGCGAGAACCCTGCTCGTATAGCAGCCTCCTTCATCGTTATCTTACCGTCATTGGCTACAAGTTCTTGGACAAATTTCCACTCACGGTCTTTTAATTTCTTGTGGGTCTTCATTCCCCCTACGTTGGTCTTTAACCTTTTTTGAAGTTTATTTGGCAAGACAGGAGGAACTTTAAACACGTCTTTTAATGCCATTCGATACGCCTTTCGTAAAAATTTGCTAAAAATTTTTCGCCAAACCCTTTATTTAAACAAAGGGGGGCTCTTTTCTGAACAATATTAACCCATTTTTGTTTAGTTGGTAACTATTTGAGTGAAATCGAGCTAAGGCAAGCGATAGCTCGACATGGGGTCATCGCTGAATTATGCGAAATTCCATATTATCTTTTAAAGAACAATTCCGCTGGGACTCTAGCCCGTTGCTGGTTCGCTGGTTCGCTGCCTGTTGCTGGTTCGCTGGTTCGCTGGTTCGTTGCCCGTTGCCCGCTGCCCGTTGCCCGTTGCCCGCTGCCTGTTGAATCGCTGCCCGTTGCCAGTCGGATCGCTGCCCGTTGCCCGTTGCCCGCTGGAGCTGGAAAATAATTAATTAATTTCGATTTATGTGGCGTTTTTGATACGCTATCCATTTTGGATTACGGAACAAGAGCGGGGAACGGGGCAAGTTTACCTTGTGAGTTTCCATAAAAAAAAGGGACTCTTTAAAGTCCCTTTTAAATAAGATTTAAATTAAATTATAAAAAGTGTTCATTTACGAAAGGTAACAAACTCTTATGTATTAAAGTGTGTTGTTTTTTTCTAGAATGTTTTTCTTCTCTTAACAGTTCATATTGAGAATTTGGCGGGGTTTCCACGTTTAATAGATTAGGGTATAAATTTCTACCTTTTCTTCTTATCTTTTGCCCTTTTGCATATTCGCCAGAGTTTTCGCCCCCGCAAGTTTCTATCAAAATTGTAAAAGTATGTTGACCAGTTGTCCCATAGGACTCTTTTACAATTTTACCTTTAATAGTGCGATCTCCAACATATTTGGCACCCTTGCAACGTCCCCTATAGAAGCTGCCTCCAATAAATACAGGTTCCTTCCATGTAATAACGCAATTTTCTGTTAAATCCATTTATTTCTCGCTTTCTTTTTAATTAACGAATTTAAATAGTAAACCCGTTTTTCTGGACTGTAAACAAAAAAAAGGGACTTTTCAAAGTCCCTTTTAGATAAGCTTTAAAAATTAAGCTGGCATATATACAAAATTGCTACTATCAATATTTTTAATAGCCTCGTTACCCTTTAAACGTAAACCGACCACGATATTTTTATCGTCATCTATTCTATTGTCATCAATATCACCGTCAATGACTCTTCTACCCCTATGCATTGTAGGTAATGGCTGCCCTTTTTTTGTAAAAAATACAGTTGCAATATTTGCACCCCGTTTTAAAGCATAATCAATTTGTTTTTGTGCCTTGGGTTCTCGACTATCTGACATGGTGAGATGATAGTTACTAGGTAATTTCTTGCCGAATCGACTAGCAATCTTCGAATAATCGTAAAATTCTATCTCAGGATATGCCATAAAAATATTTTTATAAGTTATATTTTCTCTGACACAAGGTATTGACAGATAATCAATATCTGAAATTGTATTGAGTCTAATCCTAATTTTCTTTTTTAATTTGATAACTCTGTTTTTAACAATCTTTAAGCATTCATTACTTAAAATTTCCATAAATGCATTACGATCATTTACAAGCAATTCTAATTTTTTGTTTCTCGCATCCCTGACATTTGAAAAAATGCCTCTTCCTGATTCCCTTAAACAATCATCACGACACCCGAATAAATTAGCATTAGGGCAAGGATCAAAAGTTGTGCCGTCACTTTTCGTTATAACTCTAGATGTTAAGGTTAAATTGTAAAACTCATAAATAGCCGCTGTTACTTTATTAGTCTTCTTGATTTTTGCATTTGAATCTTTTGTTAATAATTGCATATTCTTTACTTTCTTAAAAAATTAACTAAGTTCTATTCTACAAGCTGTATTATACGAAAAGCAAGAAAAAAAGGGACTTTTTACAGTCCCTTTTAATAAGTTAAAAATTAATTAAGTGTTTAGCAGCTCTACAGCTCTAGTCTTTAAAATGTTAGATGATCCAAAAAATGCGGAATTTACCCTATTTTCATTGGGGTTCTGACCTTTCGCTGTTTTATGGTGATCTGTATATTCAGTAACAGCGTTTAACATAGTCCAGCGATTATTCCCGCCACTTAAACCATGACCAATAGACGCACCATCAAACAAACTCATAATTTTTTTATAACTGGTCAGTTCCTCAATTTCTTTTTTTGTTGTAGCCGCAACAGTTGGAGCTAATAAGGTCTTTACAAACTCTTTTGATTCCTCATTACGCATCGGAGTCTTTGCTAAAATCCTCATATTAATAATAAATTTCTCGTGAGAATCCTTAAAAATTCCAAGTTTTTGACGTACTTTGTCCTTATCAAAAATGCTTGAATGATTAATTTTTATGTTATCCGATAAATAACCAGTGTTCACATTAGCCACCCGATTTAATGCGGAAACCAACGTATTATTACAACTAACCCGAATCGCTGTATATTTGCAAGTAGTAGCTAAAGTACCATCATAGGATGTAGCCAAGAGAAGGTAAGGTTTAACCAGATCAGAGTCCACAACTTCAACGGAATGACCTATGTTGGCTAACGCCCAGATTTTTTTACCCGCTTTTAAACTTCCCGCAGTGTCCAGAGAAAACCCGCCAATTTCGGATAAATCAGAAAAAAGCTTTAAAATATCTGACGGCTGTACTACTTTGTAATTTTCCTTAGAAACTACACTTAAAGCTTGCCCCGTATCCGAACGAAATAAAGCTTTTTTATCTTGAAAAACTCTAATCCTTTTTTCGCCGTTCACTTCCCTTTTATCATAAAAAACAGGCGATTCTAACACTTCATAATTCAGACCAGACAATTGAGTAATTTGATCAATAGTAGCGTTTTTGGGTAACTCAGTACCGACATTGGCCCAAGGTCTTTTACTACCATGCGAAAACACACTTTTATCTGTCGCTGTAAAACCTAAACAATTTGGATTCATTTTATTTCTGCTTTCTTAAAAAATTAACTAAACTACATTCTCGCAAAAAAAAAGAGCAATGTATACTCTTTTTTTAAAAAATTTACTAAAAAAAACTAAGGGCTAATTATACCTTCCTCAACCATTTGTTTTTCAGCAAGTTTAACAAGTCTAACTTTGGTAAAGTTATCGACCCTATCGCACAATTTCTCAACAACTGCGACAACCTCTTTACTTTCTTTTTTTGTAGGAGCTGTAACAGCTAAAATTAACCCTTTAATGATCATTTCGTGTAATTTTTTTGTTTCTTTAGTTGACATAATTTCTACTTTCTCTTTTTATCCCGATTAAAAATAGCCGCAAAAATCAACATCCTAGCTATGGCAAACAAGCTTTTAAATAAGCTATCTTCAACTTTTTTCATTAATAACCTCTTTTTGAATTTTAACTAAGGATTTTTCGATCAAAAGCTTTTCATAATCTTCCAAACTTTGACCATCGTTTTCAAGCTTGTCATTAACGAACTGTTTAATGCATTGAAACGCACCACCAGTAGTCAAAGAAGCATCAATAATTTGACTCTGAGTCTTCTCTTGCATTTGCCAAAAACTTAATTTTTCACTCCTTTCTTCCTTTTCGTTTGACCTATCCGAAAACTGTTGCAGACGGTCTAAAACCTCTTCTCTCGAATAGCCCTTATTAATAGCGTCATCCCCAAAGGCAATCTCAAAAGCTAGTTCCATGAACTCAAAATTTGTCTCGTCTTGTGGCATTTTCTTCCCTTTCTAAAATTAACTTTCTAATTCGTATTATACAGACGTTAATTTAAAACGCAACATATTCCACATAATATTTTTATAAGACCAAGAATCAACTGGTTCTACTAAACACCCCGCTTCAGCTAATTCCATGATTTGTTTAGCGTGATAAAGCAATAGACGATCTTCTTTTATCCAATGTACTAAAATAAATGCGGGCAATTTACCATGTCTAACATGGAAGGCATATTGGTGCGGGCTGAATTTTATTTTTTTACCTGTTTCCACAACTTTCAGCTCGACTGTTACGAATTTGGAAGGATTAGAAAATCCAATGAGTAGATCAGGTGTACCAAGCTGTGATCTATTCTCAAGTTTCGTGATCAGACAGTTAGGTAAGTTTTCCTTGACCCTCTTATACAAAATAGACTCTTTACCAATTCCCATATAGTTATTCTACCCCTATGTAGTGTTTTTTTTTTTTCAAAATTCAAAATTCCAACGGATTACATATATTCATATATGTTACACCTCTTTAATTAACGTAATTGAATGATACCCTCTACACCCTTATAAACACTATGTTCTTACACCCCTACACCAATTACACCAAATTTAAAAAAAAATAAAAAAAAACACTCATGGGGGTCAAAAACTTTATATATATCTGTTTTTACCCTTAAATAGATACTTTTGTATAGCCCCGTGATCCCCGACCCCCGACCCTTGTTCCCCGCACCGAGGAACAGGGAACTAAAAAAGATCACAAAGTAGTTGTAAAAGACGTTGCGTTATGTATAATACAAAGTAAGTTAAACAGAAAGGAAAGAAATGAGTAAAGTAACATTACCATCAGAAGTGTGGATTGAATTATATAGTGAGCTTTCTTCATATGTAGAAAATAGATGTTATCCAAATAGAAAAACTCATAATGAAGAAGGTGAAAGAATAGAGGAAACTCAAGATGATTTCTGTGAAATTGTTGATGACGT